AGATTCGGCCCTGCGCCTGATCGCTCACATTTCGGCATAGGGCGACATTACGCTGGAGGAAGGTGGACAGCGTCTCCTGCACCTCGCCCGCGCCCAGCATCATGTCGAGATCCACACCGACGCCAGCCTTCACAGCGGCGGCCCACTTTTCGCGGTGAACGCGCTCAGCGCGGACGATCCAGTCGCGCAACGATGGCGTGATCCGCGCGGTCAGGATCGTCAGGAACTCGTTCGCCACACTGTTGATCGCGGTCTGCACCTGGTCGGCGGTGTCGATCGTCAGCGCGTCGCCGGTGGGCAGGGGCTGCGGATCGTAGCCGACAAGGATGCGGTCGATGCTGTCGGCCCAGATGCGCCAGGCGGGAGCGTAGATCGTGGCAAGGTCGGTTGCCTGGGCTTGGGTCGGGATGATCGGCCGCAAGGTGATGTCGCGGCGCTTTCCAGCGCGGCGGGCGAGTAGGGCGAGGCTGTAGCGGGGCACTTCAGCGCCTCGGCATGACCGAGAAGTCGATGAAAGGGTGAGAGCCTGCCGTGCTGCGCACCGTTACCGCATGGTCGTAGTCTAAAATGATCATGGTCCAGACTTGTCGACCATGGGGCTTCTGCCCCACATCCCCGCTGCGCACGACTTCTACTCCAAGTTCGTCAGCGAGGGCGGATTGCACCGCCCGGACCAATTCTTTCGCGTCGCTTGCTTCCTCAGCCCACGGGCAGGCGATTACATCAAGGTCGCGCTCAAAGCTTCCATGGGCGCCGATCGCATAGCCATGCTGGCGCGCGGCAACGCGAATGACCGGAAGCAGTCTCTCGCATACCGCCCGGATGGCGGGACGAACCTCAACCGGCGGGCGCCAACGTTCAGGAAGGTCGGCACCCATTATTCCTCCACCACCTTCCGCTTCCAATCCAGATCGAGCGGTTCAAACAGTTCCGGCCCGAACTCCAGTGCGCCCGCATATGGCTTGATCGCCGCCAGATCGATGTCCGCCGGAACCTCATAGGAGAGGGTGACGTGCGGGTGATAATTGTCGAAGTCGTGGCTGCCGCCCGCCTCGACCATGGACCGGTGGCGGCTTTCCAATTCCCACGACGCGAACAGCAGCACGACAGCATTCTCGCCAAAGCGCTCGATCGCCCGTGGACCACCAGGCTTGACACGGATGCGGCCCTGATCGTCCCCGGACCAGCTTTCGCCCATCTTCATCGGGTCGACTGGCAAGCGCGAATACAGCACCGTGACATGCACGTCGTCGGGTGCCAGCGTCGACGTGAAGCCGTTTTCCTTGGCCCAGGCGATCAGCGCGGAGGCGTTCAACAGCTTGCGCTGGACATAGAGCGGGCGCGGTGCCGCATCGCCAAAAAACACGGCGGCATCATTCGCAGCACGGCGGGCGGAGGAATTAACGGGGGTTCCCCCGCCAGCACCGGCAGATGTCCGATCACCTCCTTCCGACCCGACCGGCACAATGCCCAGCTCGGTTTCTTCGCCTTCGGGCAGGCCTTCACCCGCCTTCTCGGCTTCCTCGATCAGCTTCTTAAGGCCGGGCCAGCGCCCGCTTTCGATCAGCCGATTCTGCACCGTCTTGGCGAGCGCGCTTTCAGGCATCAGGGCGACGGCGGCGATCTTCGTGATCGTGTCCGCTTCCTTCGCCTCGATCTCCGCCTGCTGCTGCTCGGTCAGCACCATGAGCGTGGAGAAGGCCCACGGCAGATCAGCCTTCACGCCAGCGGATGGCAGCATGACCGCATCGATCTGCTGCAGCGCGGGCCGCAGCTGCATGTCCTGCTTCGCGCCGATCGATTGGAAATAGTTGGCGAGGTCACCTTCGCCGGTCGCGTTCATGCCATCAGGCGCCTTGCCGAACAGCCGGGTCGCCGGGATGTCGGCCGCACCAGCCACGCGGGCGTCATAGGTGATGATGACGTCGCGCACGCCTGCCAGCGTCAACTGGCGCTGCTCCCATTCGTCCTCCTTGTCGAGGATGACGGCGCGGTGAACGCTCTTGCCGGTGTTGGTCAGCTCGACGCGCCGCATCAGCTTCTCTTCGCCGCCGGGCTGGCTCAGCTGCTCCACGGTGCCGTTGAAGCGATAGACGTCAATCTTCGCCTCATCGATGAGCGACGCGAATCCGGCGCAAGCGGTAGTGGCGTGCTGCACGGCTTCCCCAGAACCGCTCTTCCCATGTGGCGACCCGGATCGCAGGAACAGGCAGGCCTTTGAAGCAGACGACGCGGCTCGGGTGGATGCGGATGGCCCGCGCGGAGCCGGACAGGCCGAAATATTTAGGCTGGCCGAAGGTCGGCAGAGCCGGGTCCATCTCCATGTCGCCGATCGACAACTGCCAGCGGGACAGCACGGTCAGATACTGGATCTGCTGCGGGCGGATGGTGCGGGGCAGGGGCTGAGACGGATCATCGCCCAGCCCGATCAGGATTGCACCGCCACCGAGGCGGCCAAGGGTCAGCGCCTCATAGACCTTCGCCCACAGCCCGAGCCGCTTTTCCTCGGCTTCGATCTTGGCGATCTCGTCGTCTTCCGCGTCCCAATCGCGGCCGGCGCGGCACATGTCTTGCGCGGGGATGTCGACGATCTTGCGATGCAGCCAGGAGCCGAGATAGGCGGCTTCGACCTGATCAGGCGTGGTGAAGCGGCGCGTCCAGAAATTCGCGGCGGCGCGATCGACGGTAGTGCCGCGACCGGTGAGGACATTCGCCAGGCCATCGGCGAAGCGGCGGAGTGGCGAGACGGTTCCCATGCTTGCGACGGTGCTGGCGGTGAGGCAGGAAAGCTACGGACGCCAGCAGGGGGAATTGATTCGGGATGGCAGAGCAGGAAAACGACAACGCGGCGGCTGGGTCAGTTAGATATTGTGGCGTCGTTCGCCCTATTGCTGACTTCGATCCTTACCCTTCTGGGCACTGGAAAGAAGTTCACTCGATCATCGCAGATGCCGCCCGTGAGGCGGGCTATTTGCCGCGCTTAGTCAGTGACAGCGAATCTGCGGGCGTGATCCAGGGAAATATCGTCACTAATCTGTACGACGACGAGATCGTCGTTTGCGATGTCAGCGGCCGAAACCCCAATGTTATGTTTGAGCTAGGGATGCGCGTCGCGTTTGAGAAGCCCGTGATCATCATTAAGGACGACGTAACCCCGTTTTCTTTTGACGTCGCGCCGGTCAAACACCTGACTTACCCGAGCTCACTTCGCTTTAGCGGAATGATGAGTCTGAAAGCCGACATTTGCGACACGATTGCAGGAACAATGGAGGCCGTAAAAAATCCAAACTACCGCGGCTATCTTCAGCAGTTCGGCAACATCAAGGCGACCGAAATCGGCGATCAGACTGTGTCGCTCTCACAAATGGCAGAAGAAATGCGAGAGCTTCAGCGCTCAGTCCACGGAATGCATAGCAGCCTCTCAACGATTGCTTACGAGGCCGCGATCAGGGCGACCGAGCCCAAATTCAGAAATGTATCAGCGGCCATTGAAGCGGCGAGGCTCGCGAGCGATGCGGGGGCGAGTTCTGAAATTAGGTATGATCCTCAGGTACTAAGCCGAGCTCGCAGGCGGGTGGCCTTAAGCGAAGATGGCCTGCCCGATGACGCGACCCGGCAGCGGGCGAGATATCGCACCGGGTCGCAATCATAACACATCAAACGCCGAGCCCTTCCGCAGCGACACAACATCAAAAGCCCGTGACGTCGCATCTGCCTCGTCATCGTGCTTGGCGACCGGAAAACCCTCCAGGGCGCTGAACCATCCATCATTCCAAGGCCCGCGTAGCACATCGACATTGCCCGCCTCAGCCTGCGCGGAGAACGGGCCGAAGCGCGTCACCTTGTCGCCCGTCTCCGTGCTGGATCGAACCGTATAGCCGCTGAGCATCTTCACCAGCGCCGCAACCTGGCTCTTGCCCGCTTGGCCGGGATCTTGAGGCAGGGAGATTTCCACCTCAACTCCGTCCTCGCTTGCCGTGTTCATTATGAACCGCTCTACGCCCGCAGGCGTGGTCATCACCTTGCGACAGTCAACGACGATATAGCGCCCGTCAGGCGCGCGTCCAATCTTGGTCGAGGCCGTGGCGTCCGGATCGGGATTGTCAGCAGTCGGCGGCGTCGCGGCAAGGTCATAGCCGCGCCCAAACTTCGTGCCCGCCGGCACCGCGTCGACCACCCGACACCATGAGCGCTGGAAATACAGCCCGGCCGCCGGTCTGATCTTCCAATTGCCGCCCAGCAGCCGCTCGCGTTCGACCAGCGGCAGCGCCAGCAGGGACGCCATATAGCCGGGGTCCGCCGCCATCAGCGCCTTGTTGTCGGTCAGCTTGGCTGGGATGAACGTTAGCGACTTTGCCGGGATCGGGACCGTCTCGCCCGCGTCGTTCAGCATGGTATAGCAGGCGAGGTCGGCGGGATCATCCGCCCAGCGCAGATCTTCGCCGACACGCACGAACCACCGCAGCTTGCCCGCGCGCTCCGGAATTGGCAGGCCGGTGTCCTGGTCGATCCACCACGCTATGAGCTCGGCGACCCAGCTGTCGGCATCAGGGTTACAGGTCGCGCGGATGTATGGCCGCACGCCGCACATCGAGCGGTTGCGGCTGACCATGTACCAGAACTGGACCGCGCTGAAGTGCGTCAACTCGTCGAAGCAGATGAGCGGGATCTGCGAGCCCTGCCAGTTGAACCGGGTCTTGTCGTGTTCGAGGTGGGCGAAGCTGACGGACGAGCCTGTCGGAAAGGTCCACGACAGGGTGTGCTCTTTCGGGTCGCCGCCGATCTGTGGGTAGAGGACCGCGCTTTCGTCCCACAGGCCGCCCTCGTTGCGGATCTGGACCGTGGAGCGACGGAAGAACACTGCGCCGAATCCGGGATTGCTGACATGGCGCAGCGGCTCCATCAGCAGACCCCAGGTCTTTCCGCCGCCGGCGCCTCCGCCGTAGATGGCGATGTCGGCCGCGCTGGAGAGGAAGGCCGTCTGGGGGCCGGGCTGGGGCTTGATCGTCTCGGGGCCGATTGCTGGGCCGCCGTTGTGGCTTATTCCGGGGGTGATCGACGCATGGGCGTTCACGGTTCCCCCTGCTTTTCCACTTCGACGGCGGTCAGCCGATATGAACGCCCCTTGCAGGTGAAATTGTGGTGCGCCTCTACAGTCATACCTTCGGGCTTGCCGACGAACTTTCGGGCCTCGTCAATCTTGAGGACGAGACGGGCGAGGATGCGCGAACCTTCCTCATTGCAGTTGCAGAGAGGCGCGCGCTGTGCGCGCTGATTGACGGTCCAGGAATACCACCAACAGCCAGCCAAAGCAGCCCACCAGAGGAGGCGATCAAGCTCCATCACCCATCCCTCCCATTATCCGGCAGCGCGAAGATCGCGATGGCGGGCGCGGCGACCGGCAAATCCTTCCCATCCTTCCCGGTGATCTCGCGCTTGTTCGTGTAGGCGTTGCCCATCTCCTCGGCCGCCTGCTTGTTCAGGGCCGCCGCGAGCGGGAAATTGCCCTTGGCCTCAGCCTTCGCTGCCATGCGCTGGAGCGCTCGGAGCCGGGTGGAACGGTGGGCGATAGGAATGCTGGATGAATCTGTGACGAACGCCTCGCGGGCTTTCTCGAAATATATCTTCCATTTCGGTGCGAGATTGCGCCCGGCATACTTCGTCGGGTCATAGGCCTGCACCGTCTGCGGGGTCATCTGGATCCCGTATTCCTGTTTTACCGCGTCGGCCACCTGTGTGGGGGTGTCGA